AAGCAGGAATACTTAAGTAGCTTTGATACCGCTGGTGCTGATGTCTTCAAGGAAGAGTGGTTTAAGGAAGCAAAAGAGCCTCAATACGGAACTTATTACGTTGCTGTGGACTTAGCAGGCTTTGAGGATGTGGCTAAGAGCGCAGGAGCATCAAAGAAAAGACTTGATGAAACCGCTATTGCTATTGTTAAGCTTTTGGATAATGGTGATTGGTGGGTACATAGTATTGAACATGGTCGCTGGGACATACGTCAAACCGCTGTTAACATCCTGAAGACCATTAGAGACTTTCAACCTAGTGCAATCGGTATTGAGAGAGGGGCATTGAAGAATGCAGTGCTTCCGTACCTTAACGATTTGATGAGGAAGAATAATATCTATGCCCACATTCACGATCTTACGCACGGTAATAAAAAGAAGGTTGATCGTATTGTTTGGTCACTTCAAGGGCGTATGGAACATGGTCGAGTTTCTTTTAATGAAGATCAAGACTGGACTGAGTTCAGGGATCAACTCGTCATGTTCCCTACCGCTGGTGTGCATGATGACTTAGTGGATGCTTTGAGTTATGTTGACCAGTTAGCGATTGCTAACTATAATGCTGACTACGAAGACGATGGTTACGAAGTTTTAGACCCAATATCAGGATACTGAAATGAAACAAGGTTTGTACGCAAATATTAACGCTAAACGTAAGCGTATTGCTGAAGGTAGCGGAGAAAAGATGAGAAAACCTGGAAGCAAAGGCGCCCCTACGTCAGAAGCTTTCAGAGAATCTGCAAAGACTGCTAAACCAAGGAAAAAGAAAAATGGCTACTGATCCTCGACTTACAAGGGCAGGCGTTAGCGGATACAACAAACCTAAAAGAACGCCTAATCACCCAACTAAGAGTCACGTTGTTGTTGCTAAAGAAGGCGATGAAGTTAAGCTGATTCGCTTTGGACAACAAGGAGTAGAGGGTTCTCCTGACGGTTCTGCTCGTAACGAAGCATTTAAGGCTCGTCATGCAAAGAATATCGCCAAAGGCAAGATGTCAGCGGCGTATTGGTCCAATAAAATAAAATGGTGATAAAAGGTTTAGATGGTAGATGGTATAAACCTTGTCCCAGTTGTGGGATAATGCAGAGCTATTTACGAAAAAACTATGCCGAAGAGTCTTTACGTTCAAAAAAAGAATGTAAACCTTGTTCTAACAAGAAAACAGATAATTGTAGTAGAGGATTCTATAAAGATATTAGATTATCCTGGTTTAACAAATTTAAATCCGGTGCAGAAGTAAGAAACCTTGCTTTTAACCTTACTCCTGAATATCTGTGGGAGTTATTTAAAGAACAGGATTATCAATGTGCTTTGACAGGCTGGCCTATTGGATGGGCACAGGTTGGCTCTATTCACACAGCTTCAATAGATCGTATTGATTCCGATAAAGGATATATTGTTGGTAATGTACAGCTTGTACACAAAGACGTAAATACGGCTAAACAACAGTATTCTCAAGAGTATTTTATTGAGCTTTGTACTGCTGTTGCTGAAAATAAGGTTAAATGGTAAGGAAACAAATGGAAAAAAACCAATTTGAAGAACCAACAGAATCCGATAAGGAGCTAGTATCTTTTGTGACGGATCACGTTACTCGTTGGCGTGATTATCGGGATACAAACTTTTTGGATGCTTGGCTTGAGTACGAGCGTATCTTCCGTGGTCAGTGGGCTGCTGAGGATAAAACCCGTGATTCAGAGCGTAGCCGTATCATCTCCCCTGCTACGCAGCAGGCGGTAGAAACTCGACACGCTGAGATCATGGAAGCTATCTTTGGTCAAGGTGAGTTCTTTGACATTGAGGATGACATCAAGGATGTGGATGGTAATCCCTTTGATGTGGAAGCAATCAAGAATCTGTTGATGGAAGACTTCAAGAAAGACAAGATTCTGAAGGCTGTGGATTCCATCGAACTTATGGCAGAGATCTACGGCACAGGCATTGGTGAGATCATCGTCAAGACTGAAAAAGAGTTCACTCCTGCCACTCAGATGATTCCTGGTGTTGCTGGAGCTGCTGCGATTGGGGTTAAAGAGACTGACCGTATTGCAGTTAAACTCAAGCCTGTTAACCCTAAGAACTTCCTGATTGACCCCAACGCTGATAGCATTGAAGAGGCTTTGGGTGTTGCCGTTGAGAAGTATGTGTCTATCCACAACGTGGTTAAGAACATGGAAAATGGAACCTATCGTAAGGTTGACATTCAAGGCTCAGGTGATGATCCTGATCTGGATCCTACGCAAGAGGTTCAGCAATACCAAGATGATAAGGTTAAGTTGTTGACCTATTATGGTCTGGTTCCTCGTGAGTATCTGGAAGGCTTGGAGAATGACGGTGAAGAGGTTGAAGACCTGTTCCCTGAAGAGTCTGTGGCTGATGAGTATTCTGATCTGGTTGAAGCCATCATTGTGATCGCTAACGACAGCCAGTTGCTGAAAGCTGAAGCGAATCCTTATATGATGAAGGATCGTCCTGTGATCGCCTATCAGGATGATACGGTTCCTGGTCGCTTCTGGGGTCGTGGTACGGTTGAGAAGGCCTACAACATGCAGAAGGCTGTTGATGGTCAGCTTCGTGCTCATATGGACTCTCTGGCCCTTACAACGGCTCCCATGATTGCCATGGATGCCACCCGTATGCCTCGTGGCGCTAAGTTTGAGATCAAGCCTGGAAAGGCTCTGCTCACTAACGGCGCTCCTAGCGAGATTCTGTTCCCGTTCCATTTTGGCAACACGGACGGTAATGCAGCAGCAGCAGCTCAGAACTTTGAGCGTATGCTCTTGCAAGCAACTGGTACTGTGGATTCAGCAGGCATGCCATCTAATGTTCCTCGGGACGCTGGAGCTGGTGGCATGTCGATGGTTATGGCAGGTATCATCAAGAAGTACAAGCGTACCTTGACGAACTTCCAAGAAGATTTCTTGATTCCTTTCATTAACAAGGCTGCATTCCGTTACATGCAGTTTGATCCTGAGCGTTATCCGTCTGTGGATATGCAGTTTGTGCCTACCGCTACGTTGGGTATCATGGCTCGTGAGTACGAACAACAACAGTTTATTGGTTTGTTGCAGACCCTTGGCCCCAACACTCCTGTGCTTCCGATCATCTTGAAGGGTATCCTGTCTAACAGTTCTCTGTCGAATCGTGCTGAACTGATGCAGATGTTGGAGCAGATGAGCCAACCCAATCCTGAGGCACAACAGATTGCTATGATGGAACAGCAGGCCAAGATGCAGCTTGTGCAGGCTCAGACGGCTGAGTTGCAGGCTAAGGCTGCTAAGCAGGCTGCTGAGGCTCAGAAGGCCTCTGTTGAGGCTCAGTTGGCTCCTCAAGAGGCTCAGGCTAAGGTTGTGGCTGCTTTGAGCACCAATCTTCAAGACAATGCTGAGTCTAAGGACTTTGAGCGTAGGGTCAAGATTGCTGAATTGAGCTTGAAAGAGAAGGAAATTAACCAGAATTTGGAGGTTGTGAAGCTTCAGAACGCTGGTGGTGTTAAGTACGCCCGTAAAGACATGGAACTGTTGAAGAAAGCAGAAGGTAGCCTATGACTCTGAATGACATTATCAATACGGATGCCTCAGAAGAGGCTAAATTGACCGCCATGGCAATGATTCTCAACAAGATGTTGGGATCCATTGAGACTCGGTTGAATGAAGTTGAGATCACTGCTGGCCCTAAAGGTGACAAGGGCGACAAAGGAGACAAGGGAGACCCTGGCAAAGATGGGCGTCAAGGCGTTGACGGGCTTCCTGGACTGCCTGGACGGGACGGACGAGACGGTGTAGACGGTAAAGATGGCCCTCAGGGTATCTCTGTTGTTGACGCTCGTGTGGACTTTGACGGTAAGTTGCTGCTAACTCTCTCTAACGGTGCTGAAATTGACGCAGGTGAAATCGTTATCCCTGAAAGCAGTGCCATGATGGTGAATAAATACAACGCATCCACGTATAAGAACTATACCGCCAGTGTTTTGAGCATTGCTGGATACGTGGAGATCACCGATGATAAGGGAATTGCACGAAAGTTAGCAGTTGTTGCATAAAAATGCTTGACAATGTACACTTTTTAGTGTATGCTACGTTATTATTAATACATAGGTTCTCCAAATGGATAAAGAACTACAGATTTACTACGAAGAACAGTTTTCGATGATGTCCACCAAAGGGTGGGCTGATTTGTTAGAGGATTTCCAGAAGTTAAAGTCCAATTTAAACGATTTATCTACTGTCGCTGATGCTCAACAGCTTTTTTACCGTCAAGGACAGTTAGACATTCTTAATTTGGTACTACAACGTAAGGAAATGTGTGAGAAAGTCTACGAGGAGCTTGAAGATGAAAAGAATCTTTGAGTTCATGTGTGACGATGCTCACATATCGGAGGCATTGGTTGATGATAGCGTCCGAGTATGGCCTTGTGTCCATTGCTCACAAGATGCTTCTCGCATTATCTCCAAACCCAGAGTCAAGTTAGAGGGTATTACAGGTGACTACCCTACTGCTTATGACGCATGGGAGCGTAAGAGAGCTGAGAAATTGGCGATTGAGCGCAAACAAAACGGAACAGAAGACTTTGCTTAAGTCCGTTCCATTCTAAAAATTACTCCTAGAACCGTTAATTCGGCAGGAAAGAGGTGGGTATGGCATTATTTGACGATGAAATCGAGCAGCCTAGTGAATTCGAGGCTGAAGAACAGAAACAACAAGCTGCAACTAAACAAGAGGCAGCACCAGAGCAAGAAGCTCCCAAGATTCCCGAGAAATATGCGGGCAAGAGTCTTGATGAGATTATTAAGATGCACCAAGAGGCTGAAAAGCTTATTGGTAGGCAGGCTCAGGAGGTTGGAGAAGTTCGAAAGCTTGCAGACGAGCTTATTAAGCAACAACTCGGAAGTAAGACACCAGAGCCTACTGTACAAGAAACTGAGGTAGATTTCTTTGAGAATCCTCAGAAGGCTATTCAAAAATCAGTTGAGACACATCCTGACGTTGTGGCAGCTAAACAAGCTGCTAATGAGTTTAAGAGGATGCAAGTTCAACAGAAGCTGGCGCAGAAGCATCCTGACTTCTCTAACGTTGTTCAAGATGCAGAGTTTGCGGATTGGGTTAAATCTAGCCCTGTTCGCATTGGACTCTATGCAAAGGCTGACAGTGAATTTGATTTCGATGCTGCTGATGAGTTGCTTTCTACATTTAAACAGATCAAGAGCGTTAAAAATAAGCAAGTAGAGGAAGCTGGAGCAGAAACGCTCAAGCAGAACCTGAAAGCAGCCGCTGTTGATATTGGAGGTACTGGAGAATCAAGCAAGAAGGTCTATCGCCGTGCCGACCTGATCCGGCTACAACTAACCGATCCTGACCGTTATCAGCAACTACAGCCTGAAATCTTTAAGGCTTACGCTGAAGGTAGGGTCAAATAAACAATTAACTTTTCAAGGAAACTTTTAAAATGGCAACTACTTTTGCAGGCACTAATGCCGTAACGACCTCTTCCGCAGCTAACTTCATTCCTGAAATTTGGAG